CTTCTCATGGGGCCAATGCCTGGTCAGAATACGATTGGACAGACGGGATGCGATCCCCTCGCGTTTGATACGACAATCTTTCTGGGTTCTTATGCGACTGGTCTTGCCCTGCATACCGATCCTCTATCGACGGCGGCAATATCGATCTTTTCGAGACTTAGCAATGATGCCGGCACGCGTATTGTCTGGAATAACAATAACGGCAATTTTTATTTTGGTAACAACGATTCAAATGGTGGGATGACGGGATGTTTTGCCGCTGGGCCGGGACCTGGTGCAGGATGTTTGAACAGTGTGTCCACTAGCATCTTACCAAATCCGTCTGCGCTTCTTGCCGAGCTGGAGTGGACGGGATGGATGCGGCTTTCCGGTCAAAATAATTCTAAGGACTCGTATCTGGAATTTGGCATAACCGGTTTACCCACTTCAACCCGTGTTCAAATACAGTCATGCACGTCGATAGCTGGTGTATTTGGACAAGTTACGGGACTTGATTTCTTTGCCGTCACGGGGAGCGGACTTGGCACGGCGACTCCTATCTTTTCTTTAGGTGGGGGAGGTCCTACGGGAGTGCCGTTTGCAGGATGGCCGGCACAAGGGACTTCAGGGAGTCCTGCAGCAAATAAGAATTCAGCAGATTTGTTATTGGGCACCGCGGTGTACACAGGAAGTACTTCTGCTGTTCGTCCGGCCATACTTCGGGCTACACCAGGTCTCAATGGGAACAATGCCGCCGTTACGCTCCATGCCATGTTTTATGGGTCTCCAAGTTATAATACGATTTCTCTGGCCGATGCCTTTTCAATTTCAGAGAGTGGCACGTTATTCTTTGGGCAGGTTTGTGGGTTTACCGGTACGAACTATGGCATTAGCTTTGATCCGTCTGCCTTAGTGACCCCAAATGTAATCCGTACTGTGGCGTGGCCAAATTTGGCCGGTGGCGCCCTAGTGGTACAACCAACATCAACGGGCGTGCCCGGGACCAGCCAAGCAGCCGGAACGGCGGGGGAGGTCAGGTGGGACACGACTCATGTGTATGTGTGCTTTGCGACCGGTTCCGGCGCGTCTGATCGCTGGTTGAAGGCAACAGCAGCAAGTTCGTGGTAAGGTTACAGGCAATAACGCGCTTTCTAACCGAAGGCGTCAGACGTGGAGCATCTGCCAATGGCAAAAAGGACCAGCGTGAAAATCAAAGTTAGGAAAACTGGGGAAATGAAATTAGGGGATACGATCTCACTTTCACGGAAAGGTCGGAAGCCGAAGCTATTCAAGCTTATAGCGAAGGCCCAGGCGCATCAGATCGCTGGTTGAGGGTAACAGCAGCAAGTTCGTGGTAAAAAAGGAGCAATATGTTCACACAACAGGAAAAAGAGCGCCTTTTGGCTGAGATTGATCAGCAGATAGAAGATGCCGACTTGAATGCGGATGAAATTGCGGACATTGATTCGCTTTGGTCAATCACCATCCCCGTCACGTCTGAGATGGTTCAGGCGGGAGGAGACGCGATGCGATCACTAGAATACGATCTATGGGAAACGTCGTCACTGGACAGGCAGAAAAAATTACTAACCGCGATCTATCGGGCTATGGCCAAGGTCGCCATATGATATGATTGAGGTTGGTTGTTTATAACGAGGAGGACAAAATGTTCACACAGCAAGAACTTGCGGCAATTCTTAGAATATGTGATGCGGCTCTCCGCCATGGTGGTCTCGAAATGCATCAATTGGTTACACCAATTCTGCAGAAAATACACCAAAGCCTGCAGCAGTCCGCCAGTTCTGCGGGGCGGTTGGACCCGACACCTTAAGAAGTGGCGCTATGGCCCAGCCCCTCCCGTATAACCGGCTAACGAGTTTCTCGAACCTTTCGGCGCTCAGCCCCAGCACGCCGCCGCCAGGTGCAAGTCTCGATGCCGAGTTCAATGCCATTAAGGCGGCGCTCGATGGGCTGGACGCCAACATCGCGGTCATACAGAACGACGATACCACCGTCAAAAACGGCGCGATCGGCCCCGCGCAGCTGAGTTCTCAGCTCACTGCGGGATTCACGGCACCGACTGCGTGGGTGACGGGCGTCGCCTACACGGCGTCGCCGGCGAGCTGCGTTCTCCAAACCAGCAAGATGTATCTTTGCCTGGTGTCGCACACTTCCGGCACATTTAACACCGACCTCGCGGCCGGCAAGTGGCTGCAGATATTTGACCTTGTCGCAACCGCGCCCGGCACCGCCGCGCAGATCGCCGTGACCCCTAGCGGATCACTTACCAGCAACGTGCAGACGAGCCTGCAAGCGCTCGACAGCGGCAAGGCGGCAACCGGCCACACACACACCGCGTCGCAGATCAGCGACAGCACCTCCGACGGCCGCGCGTTCCTGACGGCATCCCTCGCAAGCCAGAAGACGCTGCTGGGCCTCGGGGCCCTGGCGTTTCTCAATAGCGTGACCATCACAGCGATACCGGCGCAGCTCGCCCTCACCGGCAAGATCAGTCCCCCGCCGGCCCCCATCAACAGCACCGTAGATTGGAACCCGACCGGCTGGGCGACCAACGTCGTTGTGCCAGTGCAGACGACCGCCGGCAATGTGACCCTCAGCGGCATGCAGGGGACCTCGGACGGCGACATCAAAATTCTCGACAATGTTGGCACCACCAACCTGACGATCCTTCCCGGCGTCGGCACTGCCGCCAACCAAGTGCTGCTGCCGCGGCCGCTCGTGCTGCGGCCGAACCAGTCGGCCGTCTTCAAGTATGACGGTACGAATAATAGATGGCGGCTGCAGTCGCCAGTTCCTACCAACCCATCGGTTGGGCCGAGCTTCAAGAACCTCTACCTCGGCGACGCCGGTGCCCGTAACGGCTTCACGGCGCCAGGCACGCCCGATACTCAGTTCGTCATCACCTACGACGAGCTGGTGCTCGAAGATGCGAACGGGGAAACCTGGCGCGTCGCGAGCGGCAACCACACAATTTCGACCGCCACCACCGGCGCAGTCAACGGGCTGGAGAGCGCGTTCTCGCTCGTCAGCGCGAAAATATTCGTGTGGGTGATTGGTAGCCCCAACACCAACACCATCGGCGGACTGATGTCACTGTCGGCGACGGCGCCGACGCCGCCGAGTGGGTATACCTTCATGGCGAGGATTGGTGCCACCTTCACCGACGCGAGTTCTCACCTTGTGAGAACTCTTCAGCAGGGGCGTCGCGTACAGTATGTGACCGATGGCACGCATCCGCTGCCGACCGTGGCAAGCGGCACCGCCGGCTCGATTACCAACGTCACATTCACCGGGGTGTCAACCTCCCTTGGTCCAGTGATCCCCACCACGGCCTCTAGTGGTCGTTTCCTCCTATCGGCCTCTAACACTACGCAGAACGTAGCTCTTGCTCCCAATGCGAGTTACTCCGGTTATACAACCTCTCCTCCGCTGGTTCAGGTATTCTCAACAGGCCAGAGCCCAGTGTTTGGCGAGTTCATGCTTGAAAGTGCCAACGTATATTATGCTGGGGGCGTTAACGGCCTGGTCCAGGCAGCAGGCTGGGAGGACAATATCTGATTTCTCTTGCTATTGCGCGGTTGTCTTGTGCATCATGTAGAGACTGTAGAGACGCGCAGCGAGGGAGGGCTCATAAGGCACGATATACCCGATAACGTCGCGGAGCTGGTCGAGCAGCATGGCAGCCTTCGGAAGGCGGCCGCAGCCCTAGGAATACCGTTCTCGACGCTGCAGTACCGCCGCGCGCAGGAGATCGTGGCACATGGCGTGCCCGTCGCCGGCCCGGACGAGTTGGAGTACCCAGACCTCCCCAGCAGCGAGTTATCGCCGGCGGAGTTAATCGAGCAGGCGGCGAAGCGCTTCGCGAGCAGGCAAGCCGCGCGTGACGCGCGCCGGTGGATGGAAATCAAGGTCAAATCCAATGCACCTATTGGCGTTGTTATCGTTGGCGATCCTCATGTCGACAACCCTGGCGCTAATTGGCCTCTACTTCGCGAACATATCAGCATCATGGAGCGAACGCCTGGTCTCTACGCTATTGGCGGTAACGACATCACTGACAATTGGGTGGGGCGCCTGGCTCGTCTTTATGATGATAGCGACATGACGAAGAAGGCGGCGTGGAAACTCGCTGTCTATCTACTGAAGGAAACCAAGATCAGGTGGCGGAGCGTCTTCATCGCCTTGGCCTTCGGCCTATGTGCTGTCAGAAGGTGCCCAGTCTCTCCCCCTTTCATGCCCATCACCCCCGTGTTAAGAGGGAACAGAAGCGCCACGAGGGATTAAGCCATGACGGTCCCGGCATCACTGTTTGTGCAGACCAACGCGTCTGTGCTGCCGGCTGGCGGTGCCAACCTCGTGCTCAATGGCGTGTTTTTGACAAACTCGACTCGCGTTCCCATTGGGACCGTGGCGCAGTTCGCCAACGCGAGCGCGGTGCAGACGTATTTCGGCGCCGGGGCCACCGAATCCACCATCGCACCAATCTATTTCAACGGCTGGAGCACCTCGACCCGGAAGCCGGGCAACATGGTGTTTGCGCAGTACAACCAGAGTGCCGTGGCCGCCTACCTACGCAGCGGCAACATTAGTGGCGTAGCCTTGGCCACCCTGCAGGGCTACAACGGCACGCTCACCATCGTCATCAACGGCGCTACGTACAGTGGCACCGTGAATCTCTCCGGTGCCACGAGCTTTTCGAACGCCGCCAGCCTCATCGCCACCGCGCTCAACACAACGCCGCCGACTGAGGCAACATTTACCGGTTCCCTTACGGGGACCACGACTCTGACCGTAACCGGACCTGTGACTGGGACACTCGGCATAGGTTCTATCCTTCACGGTGGTGGGGTCTCTGGGGGCACCATTATTACAGCCTTCGGCACTGGCACTGGTGGCGCTGGTACGTATATCGTTAACAACAGCCAGAGCGCCTCGCCTACGACCGCCACGTCCACGGTGCTCGTGACCTACGACTCAGTGTCTGGAGCCTTTGTCGTCACGTCAGGCATCGCTGGGTCAGGTTCCACGATCGCCTTCGCCACCGCCGCGCTGTCGGCCAACCTGATGATGACCTCGGCGACCGGGGCGACGCTGTCGCAAGGCGCCGCCGCCGCCTCGCCGGCCGCGTTCATGAACGCGCTGACGAATACGTTCACCAACTGGGCCACGTTCACCACGACGTTCGACCCTGATGGTGGATCAGGCTTCGCGAACAAGCAGCTGTTTTCGACGTGGACCACCGGGACGAACAAGCGCTACGCCTACTCGGCGTGGGATACCGATCCGAACGCTGCCAGCACGCTGCCGGCACTGTCGAGCTACGGCTACTGGCTACAGACCAATGAACCGGACGGGACCGTGCCGCACTGGTCCCCGGTCGCGGCCGACGCGCTCAACCTCGCCGTCTTCTGGATGGGTATGGTGGCCTCCATCAATTTCGACCAGGTCGGTGGCCGGATCACTTTCTCCTCCAAGGCGCAGGCCGGGTTAACCCCTGGGGTGACCGACCAGACCTCGTTCACGAACCTCGCCGGAAACCCGCAATCCAGTGGTTCGTTCGGCAACGATTACAACGTCTATGCGGCCATCGCGACGGCCAACGCAACGTTTCAGAACTACCAGCGCAGCACCATCTCCGGAACGTTCGAATGGTCCGATGGGTACGTCAACGCCATCTGGCTGACGAACACCATGCAGGTCGCGCTAGTGAGCCTCATGGCTGAGGTGAATCGCATCCCCATCGACGCCGCAGGCGCCGGCATGATCCGCACCGCCCTGCTGCCGACGATCCTACAAGGCCTAGACTTCGGCGCGTACGACGTTGGCGTGGTGCTGTCGGGGACGCAGATTGCCTCGGTGAACGCGAGCGCTGGCTTCGACATCGCCACGCCCCTCACCAACAACGGTTGGTTTTTGTTAGTTCGGCCCGCCACTGCGGCAATCAGACAAAATAGAGGACCATGGCAGGTCGTGTTTTACTATACTGATGCGGGCGCGGTGCAATCGCTCACCCTCAGCACCATCGCCATCACCTGATAGGAGTCTCCCCATGGCCGGCGGCGCTGGCTTCATCACTGCTGCGGATGCGACGATCGTCTTCACGGCACCGCCTATCTTTACCGCGGGTCAGGTCATCGAAGGGTTCGCGCCGGACGACGTGTTCCAGGTCCCGCAGCGCGTGCTGGCGCAGACGGAGATGGGCGTCGACGGGTTCCTGGCGACGGGCTACGTGTTCAACTTCCAGGTCTGGAACTTCACGCTCCAGGCGCCCGCGCCGTCGAATGAGTTCTTCGACGACCTCGTGGCCGCCCAGGACGCGGCGAGGACGACGTTCTTCATTCAGGGCACCGTGGACCTGCCGAGCACCGGCAAAGCCTATATTCTGCAGAACGGCACGCTTGTGGACTACGCCCCGGCACCGGCCGCCCGACAGGTGCTCCAGCCGCGCCCCTATGGCATCCGGTGGCAGAAGGTCATCCTGATCCCGGCGATACCGGCCGCGGCATAGCGCATTTCTATCAACACCGAGGTTTTTCATGGCAACCGAACTGCTTCCTCGCGAACCGGGGAAGCGCAAGACGGCGTCCGTCACTATCGATGCCGAGAACAGGGACCAGGGCAAGCGCTACCTCATCACCGAAATGCCGGCCACGCAGGCGGAGCGGTGGGGGCGTCGCCTGGTCGCGAAGATGGCGCGGGAGGGCATCGCGGTCCCGGCGCAGATTGCGGACCTCGGCATGGCGGCGCTGCCGTCCTATCCGCTCCTGACGTATCTCTCATGGGTAGATGACGAGGCGCTGGTGGGCGAACTCATGGCCTGCGTGCAGGCGTGGCCGGCCGGTGTGCAGGTTGCCCGCGCGCTCCGGGAGACGGACGTCGAGGAACCGCTGACGCTGACGCAATTGCGCATGGAGGTCATCGCGCTCCACGTGGGTTTTACGCTGGCCGTCTTCCTGTGGTCGTTCCTGCCCGCCTTGGCGACAGCCTGGAACGTCGAGAAGCCGGCGACTTTGTCGACTATCCCAACCTCCCCCGAAACATCGCCATCGTCATAGGTCGCAAGCCGTCGCTGGCGAGCCTGCACGAACTCGGGACTATCTACGGCCTTGAGGACCTTCATGATATGCTAGAGGTCATGTCGGTCGATGCCGTGAACCAGGAGGTCGCAAATCTCAACGCCAGGATAGACGCTAAGGTCAGGGCGATGGAGGTAGCGAGCAAGGGGCGATGAGATGGATATCGACGAACTCGTCATAAAACTTGCGCTGGACCCAGCGAAGTTCAACGCGGGAACAAAGGAGGGTGTAACGGCTCTCCGCAAGTTTCAGGTCGAGGCAAAGAAGTCCGCCGATGATACCGAACGCCAAGCCGCGAAGATGGCAGACGGTTTCTCGCGGGTCACCAAGGAACTACTCGGACTCGGTCTTGCTATCGCCGGCGCGAACGGCCTGAAGAACCTTGTAGTCGGTACCGTGCAAGCAGCCGACGCGCTTAACCTCCAGTCCCGCGCACTCGACGTGAACGCGCAGGCACTCAACAAGTGGGTGAATACTGCGCGGCGGGCTGACTCATCTCTCTCTGCCGGGGCAGCGCAGGGCGCGTTCGGAGGTATGATACGTACGCTCGGCGGTGTTCTAACGAGACAGATCACCCCGCAACAGGCCGGCCTCCCTCAGCTCCAGGCGCTCGGCATTACGAATCCGGACTGGGCCAACTGGGAGCACTTTGCCCAGCAGGTAGTGGAGGGCTTTCAGCGGCACCAGGACGCATTTCCAGGCCAGCGCGCGTCGTTGGCGGCGGCCATCCCTGGCGGAGACGTGCTACTGCAGATCGCTAACCAGTTCAAAACGACTGGGGAATTGCAGCGCGCGCTGGCCGATTCGGTGACCGCCACGCAGGAGCAGACGGACGCTGCTCGTCGGCTTACTGAGCAGATGTCCGAGCTTCGGCAGGCGTTCGAGCGACAGTTCAACAAGGGTATCCCCCTCATCGAGCCGGGCGCCACTGAAGCCGCGAAGGGTGTGAAGGACGTAGTCGAGGGCAGATTCTCATCCGCCTTCCAACATGGTGTCGAACTTGACAAGATGGCAGTGCGCGGAGTGTGGAACTTCCTCACTGGTCTGTTTGAAGAAACGCCGTCTGGAATGCGAGGCGCGCGGCATGCGCGGCACCGACGGCACGGCATGGCCGCAGGCGCGGTGGACGAGCCGCCGGTTGAACAGCTCTACCAGCCGGAGTTGGGCGATATTCCAACACCGCGCGCGCGCCCGCGTATCTTCATGCCGGGCCAGAAGATTGGTGATCGCTTTCCAGGCCTGGGGCAGACATCTGCCTCTGGGGCTGGAGGTTCGGTCAACAATAGCCGCTCCATCCGCATTGACCAGGTGACCCTCACGCTGCCGCCCGGCACCCGCGATCCGCAGGCGTTCGCAGACCGGTTCACTTCGGCGGTGTCGGCCATTGAGGCGCAGCAGGGGCCGCGCTAAAGGAGGGGACATGCCACTTTTCCCAACGGTGCCAAACGCCCCCGGCGTCCCGCCAGTTGCAAGGCTCCCTGGCGTGCCAATCCCGTCCGCCCCTATCCTCCTAGCGGCTGATGCCATTAGCGTCGTCAGCGCCTTCCTAACGCAGGACTGGGGCATATTCCTGAACGGGGTGCAGGTCGTCGGCCAGGACGTGGGGAACTTCTTCATCAACTTGTCCGGCATTGGAAGCGGCAACTTTCTTGAGATGGCGTTTCGACTCGGGTTTGACATCAGCAAGTATCCGCAGGAGGCCGGTGCCTTCCAGAACTATAATAAGGTCCAGAAGCCCTACGACGTGGCGACGACCGTGACGGCGGGAGGATCGGCGCTCAATCGGGCAGCACTTCTCCAGCAGGTGCAGGCCATCATCGCGACGACCGACCTCTACACCGTGGTGATGCCGGAGGGACCCATCGACGGCCTCAACCCCGTGGGCTACGCGCTGGAGCGCCGGCACGACCGCGGGCTTGGCCTGCTGATGATTGAGATATTTTGGGAGCAGGTTCGCCCGGCCGGTGACCCGACATTCTCGACGACGGCCACGCCAACCAGCACCGCGGCCGCGGCGGCTACGACGGGGGGTGCGGCACCCATCACCAACCCGATGCCCGCCTTCGCCTCGGCGACGAGTCAGAGTTCGCAGGGCGTCGTGTCGCCGACCATCGCGCCACCAGCGGTGTCGAGTGCGGTAGCGGGGAAGCTCTGATGCAGGTCATCCCGACCCAGGCCATCCCGAACCAGGGCATACAGTGCACGCTTGCTGGGCAACAGGTGGCGATCTCTATTTTTCAGACGGACTACGGGTTGTATCTGGACCTGATTTCAAATGGAGCGCCGGTGGTCTACGGCGCCCTTTGCCATGACGTGGACCGCATCGTGCGCGACGCCTACCTTGGCTTCACGGGCGATCTGGCTTGGTATGATTCGACGGGCAACGGCGAGGATCCCGTCTTCACTGGCGTCGGCAGCCGGTTTCTACTGCTCTACCTGGAGGCCAGCGACCTGTGAGCTTCGTCGGCCGCGCCCTCAGCCTCACGTTCGTCAAGGGACCAGACGCACAGGGCAACCCGCAAACGTTCGCAAATGGATCAAACACCATCACGATCCCCGAGGGGAACATGGCGAGCGTGCGCGTGCTCAACGCCGGCACACCAGGAATGGCGCACGCGGATATCACGGTCTGGGGCTTAACTGCCGACATCATGAACCAGATCAGCACGCTCGGCATCATCGTGTCGCTTCAGCCCGGAAATCTTGTGGCCGTGTACGCCAGCGACGCCGGTGGGGCGAACAAGAGCGAGGTGTTCAAAGGCTGCATCTGGCAGGCCATGCCGCAATTCAACCGGCAACCGGAAACTCCGCTGTGGATCGATGCCTACTCTGGACTTGAGGTGGCCACCAATGCGACGGCCGCCACGTCGTTCACGGGCGATTCCGATCTCATCACCATCCTGCAGCAACTCTGCAAGACGGCCGGTTACAAGTTCGAGAACAACGGCGTGAGCGGCGTGAGCTTATCGCGATCGTATCTATGGGGTTCGCCCCGGGACCAGATTATCAGCGTTCTTCAGTCGGTGCGCACGCGCGGCGTGACGGGGGCCTTCGTCGAGAATCAGACGCTTGCCATATGGCCGACGACCAAGGCCCGTGGCGGCAATGTGCCAATCGTGAGGGCTGGCACCGCGACGACACCGGGCACGCTCATCGGATATCCCACCTATACCGTTGGCGGCGTGGACTTCCGATGCATCTACAATCCGAACCTCCGCTTCGGTGGGCAGGTGCAGCTTGAGACCTCGCTGCCCCAGGCGTCGGGGCTTTGGAACATCACCGCCGGCTTATCTGCACATCTCGACGCGCAGATCCCCGGCGGCAAGTGGGAGAACATCGTCGAGGCCATCCGGACCGGCTATCCCACGCCGGTCGTCAGCACGCAGGGGTGAGCGGATGACCGCAGGGCAGGGCTATGGCTACCTCCAGCCCAACGACACGCGGGGTGGCTACAATCCCACGCGGTTCATCGTCCAGCAGGCGTTCGGTCGCGTGCGAACGCTCATGCTGGCGCAGGTCAAAGCGGTGGGGGTTGGAGTTGTTGATGTCCAACCTTTAGTTTCAATGGTTGATAGCCAGGGAAACGCGGTGGCGCATGGCACCATTCACGGCTGCCCGTATCTAGAGATGCGCGCCGGGAGCAGCGCCATCGTCGCGGTTCCGGTAGTGGGGGACATCGGCCTCATTGGCGTGTGCGACCGGGACAGCAGCGCGGCGCAGGCATCGCTCAAGCCCGGACCTCCGCCATCGGCGCGCGAGTTCGACATGGCCGACGCCGTTTACATCATGGGGCTGGCGCTCGGCTCCAACCCGACGGAGACCGTCACCATAGACGCGACCGGGATCACCCTGGCCGACGCGCACGGGAACACTATCGCCATGACCTCGTCCGGCATTGCCATCACCGCCAGCACCGTGACGGTCAACGGTGCGCTGCACGTAACCGGAACAGTTATTGGCGGCTTCGGCGGTGTCGACCAGGTCGGGTTGCAGACCCACCAGCACAGCGCTAACAACACGCCGCCAACACCAGGAACCTAGTCCAGCAATTCACGGAGGCGTCAACACCATGGCCGCGCCCTTCGATACGCTTCTTCTCGATGTTGGAACCTGGGATCTCACGCTTGATAGTCAGAACAACATTGCGGTCGCGACAGCTCCGTATAGCGTCGCGCAGGACATGAGCAGCCAGTGCCGTCAGTGGCGTGGAGATTACATTTATAATCAATCAGATGGCGTTCCTCTGTCCTCCATCCTTGGCGAGACGCCCTCCTTAGCGCTGGTCAAGAGCGACTTCGCGCAGGCGGCAGCGCAAGTGCCGGGGACAAGCAACGTCGTTTGCTTTATATCGGCCGTGAAGGATCGCCTCGTTACGGGACAGGTGCAGGCGACCGTGACACTCCCGACCGGCACGACCACGGTAGCAGCGCCAATCTCCGGAGCGCATACGCCATAGGTTGACGGCATAGCCAACCGCGTGGTGCTTTGTCTGCCCCCCAAACAAGGAGTCTATTATGCGAACCTTTTCGGACTGCGACCCGGCCATCCATGGCATCTCGTTCCCTCGAAATGCCAAGCCGAGCATCCAGCCCAACCACATCGACGGACCACTCCTACATTTCAGCGACGGCCAGTTGCACTGGCTGACTCCGTGGGAGCGGTTCCTGCTTTGGCTAGGTAAGACCGACGCCGCCACGCTCCAGCGCAAGTTGCGACCGAACCTGACCCGTCTAATGGAAGTATCTTCCGTTGTCGGATGGTTCTCTGTTTTGGTGCTCACTTCCTCGGTGTTCGCGCAAGATATTCCTCATGCCGAGATACCGTCCGCCTTCGACGCCAAGAAGATTACGTTAGGTCAAGTCCGTGAAATCCAAATGGCGCTCGCTTCCATCGAGACC